AACAGCTTGCTCCACAGGAGCAGTTGTTTCGTCAGGCATAAAAACCCACAGGGTTATTTAGGTGATCTAACCATAACTCTTTTTCTTCCCTTTGCCTTTTTTATTTTTTTTAGGCATAACCGAATAGCAACTAAACTTTACCGTAGCGTCTTTGCAATTGACTTAGTGTAAGTTCACTTCCATCATCTCTAATCATTTTTTGTAACGCTGCTTGAGGACCACCATTCTTAGATATTTTATTAAAATATTTAACACGACTAGGGCTACCAAAAACATCTAATTGAGCAGCTTTACCAGCAGGAGTATCTTTCAACCATTGCCCATAAGTCATATTTGAAGGAACCATTCCACCTGAAGCCGATCTTTTTCCTACTCTTGGTGGTTCAAAGTCATAGCCTTGTTTTTTTAATCCTTCATAATCAACAACAGCAACAGTAGTAGAGCGACAATTAAAATGTTGAGGAGGTAAGGGGCCATCACCATATTCAAAAACTTGACCGTCTAAAGAAGCACAAATAGATGAAGTTCTACTATCAAGCGTTGCTACATATCTGTATTTCTGAGTTATATCACTATTTGATTTGTAAACATTTTGGCTGGCAGCATTTGAGACTTGATTAACACTTGTCCTAACAATTGCCGTAACTTGTCTGTTTGTTGCAGCCGTTAAACTTCCACCTGCTTTTGCTATTTGTTTGACACTTCCTTTTTGATTAAACAATAAGCGACCTTTTAATTTCCTTACTATTTCGTCTGTTGTTTGTCCTTGTAATAAACCAGTTCTTACTTCTTTTGCTAATAAATCTGCTGACGCTGTAGTTATTCCTTGAAAAGCTTTTGCAACAGTTCTTCCATCAGGAAGTGTAATAATGACTCCTTCTGCTGCAGTCAAACTATAAGTTTGAGGAGACCCAGTAACAGATTTAAAAAGATCTTGCTGAAGCGTTATTAAATTTAATTGAGTTGGATCAGTAGTTACAACAGACTGTGCAAACTGTGGACTTACTTCAACTGATCGAACAATACTTCTTGCTCCTTTTGGTAAAGACTTCTTCAATTGTTCTTCTATAAATTCTGTTTGCAATATTGCTAAACCTTGCAAATTACTTGCAGTTATTTCTGTCGCATCACCAGCCCAAGTGTTTAAGCTTTCTTTTACCTGAGCAATAATTGTTCTAAGTCTCTGAGCTTTATAACTATCGGATCCTTCTAATATCTTTAATTGATTAGCAGCTTCAACAATAATATTATTGTATTCATTAATTATCCGTCTAGAAACACTATTGCTATACCTATTTAAGTCAATAGCATTTCTAAATAGAACGGCTGGAGTGCCTTCATCCGTTATTTGTGGGACAGCAAGTGTTGGCATTTATTAAGCAGCTTCATCTTCTGGCTCTGCTGATTCTGTAGGAATCTCTTCTTTAACTTCCTCTTGTGGTTGTTGCATATCAATTAAACCACCCATTTCAGTAGCTTCTAATTCTTCTTCAACATCAAATTCATCTCCCAATACTTCACCCTCAGTTAATTGATCTAATAAAGTTTTTTGTGTAATAGTTCCAGCAGTATAAAGAGAAAGCAAACTCTGAATCTCTTGAGGCTCAAGTCTTGATGCTAAGAAATCTCTATTAACAAAACTACTACCAGCTTCATTACTACCTAAATATTGAGCATGATAAGCAAGTGAGTTATCAATCATATCTTGTACCTGCTGTGCCACCACTTTCATTGTTGAGTCTCCTTGTGAGCGGTCTATTTTTTTTGCTTCTGCTGTCTCTGCGGATAGCTTTTGCCCTAGAACTGCTGCCAATCCGAGTTCATTTATTTGACCAGACAATTGCTCCAATCTTTGAAATTGTGCGTTATAACTTGTACCTTTACTTTCAATATATTCTGCCCGACCTTCAGCAGGAAAAGCTATTGCTTCTCCCGGTCCTGCACTAACTTCTTCTGATGATTGAGGAAAACCATAAAAAGCCAACATAGGAACGGCTGATATATGGAGTTGGTTATCTAAATCAGATTGAACTTGGTAAGCCTTTAAATTTAATTCCGCTATGTCCTCCATTGGTGGACGTGACTCCATTAAATTAATTCGATTAGAATAAGCAACAGAAAAAGGAATCTCAGGCAAACTCATTACACCTTCATCAAATAATTTATAGTCACCAGTTTCAGAATCTTTCCTATGGATTTCAAATTTGCCAGGAGTTAAAACACGAACTTGCTCTACTTCTTTTTCACCATATAAACCATCTGGCTCAAATACATGTTCAAGTAATCTCAGCTGACTAAATTTCTGCTGACCATCATCTAGCTCTGTCCTCCATCCTAAAATTTCCCTTGGCGAATAAGTCACCCAGTATGGTCTTCCATTTTGCCCAGCAGCAGGGGCATCAACTAAAACGCCACAATGTCCATATCTAATTACTTTTCTGGCAGTCTCATAAGTCCAGACATTGAGATCATTTCCCTGTAAGTCAACATCAAATAATTGCTCTCGAATTACATCAGCAACATCAGTTAAACGAACAGGCTTTCTTGTTAACATTCCTGCCAACATTCTTTCAAGACGTTGATAAAACGGAGGGCAAACAGAACGAGCTAATCTGTTGTCATAGCTTTCATCTAATTCTCTAGGCTCTTGCGGCAAATATCTTCTATGTTTTTTACGCATCTCATAAGAGCCACCCATTAAATCTTCAATAAGAATCCAATGAGGCTCTTGTATTTGCCAAGCGGCATTAGGATCATTTACAAAAGTTTCTGTACCAGCTTTATCACGACTGTAATAGTTGTAACCGCTATACACAATGGAACCTCAACACTATGTGAACAGTTTAGTCTTAATACAGCCTAATACCTGTACTTTTTCCTGCTCTTAAATGAAGTGGATTAAATAAACGCCAAGTTATATATCCTAAAGCATCATTCATGTGGTCATATCCTGCATCTTTATCTGGTTCTCCTTTCTCCGTATAACTTTGTAGCTCTAAGCATTCAATTAACCTCTTAGCATTTTTATTTATTTTTAATCGTGTTTTACCTTTACCATCTTCTAATAACCTTTGGACTGAATTAACTCTATCTCTAACAGGTGGGTTTGCTGCTGGAGATTGATTTGAGAATCCGTATGTTTCCAGTATTTGGATGTCGGTCTTAGAAGCGTTTGTACTTCTGTTTCCTCCTGAAGCGTCTGGATAAGCATAGATTTTATTTGAAGGATACCTTCGCTTGATTTCTTGTGCCAAAGAATCTGTGTCATGGGAACCACTTACCTCGTCAATAACAAAAAAGTTGTCCCCTGAAGCAACTCCTATAACTGCTGACATATTGCCCACGTTAAAGTCAATACCAATCCTGAGTGGTTCTTCTTGGAGATCAATGGACATTGGTTGCTGTTCTTGGACAACATGAAGATCTCTAGAGAACCTGTCGTAAACCTGACCTGTGGTGATATTGCAGAACTCACCATTTAGATAAGCCTGAAGTAACCCAGAGTCATAGTTTTCTTCAAGTCGGGTAATGAAATCGGCTGGCAAATGTGGGTTGTCATAAGAACGCATCTTTATAAGCTTTCTGTCCGTTCTTAGCTTTGCTTCATCAGTACCAAATGTGTTCCACATCCAACGAAAACCTTCAGGAGTAGAAGCGACACCAAATTGTCTTTGATTGCCAGATCTCAAACGAGCAAGGATTCTAGGAAAAGCTCTATCTGCTATTGACGGTGAGACTGTGTCGATTTCATCAGCCAATACCCAAGCAAGGTTTAAACCAATAATTCGTTGCCAGTTTTCAAATGATCTGCAAAGTATTCTTGTGTCTCCTGTTGGAAGGTGAAGAATATATTCAGGAAGTGGTGACTGTCTTGAAGTGTAAGGAATCTCATATTCTTCCAAAAACATTTCAAAATCAGTCTGCCAAATATCCCGAATCAATGGACCTGTCGGTTCCATTACACATCCAGTAAAACCCTGATTAGCAATAGCAAGTTGAACAGCTTTAGCGCAAAGCGATCTTGTTTTTCCTGCACCATATCCAGCAGATAATCCAATAATCTGAGTTGTTGTGTCTGTCACAAAAGACAGTTGACCCGGATGTAAATCATCTTGAATTTTCTGATAAATATGATCAGCGTTTAACGAGTCACCAGAGGAAAGATTTTGAAGGATTGTTCCTTCCTTCGTATCTAATATACTCATTGATCAAATATTCCTGCAATTTTTGCCATTGAATTTATGGCACCTAAAGCGACATGAGGTTGATTATTTCGCCTTGCATCTTGAGCTAAGGTCGCTAATTGTGATAAAACATCAGCCGTAAATTGTCTACGGTCTATATCCCAATCGACTGCTATGACTTGATTTGCTTGAGCTATGTACTCATCAACTTGTCTAGGTTTGACCCCCCACTCTCTTACACCATAAGCGACAATTTCAGATCTACTGGCATTACGAGCTTTTAGTGCAGCAACTTTGCGGACACGCCACTCAACTTCTTTTTTTGTAGAGCGTTTAGCAGGCATCAGTCTTTAAGTAAGTGTTTAATTTTGTTTGCACCAGATTTAGGTTTTCTCTTTTGTTTAAGAGACATTCCAAACTCATTAGATTCAGGAATGCTATCCCAATCAATATCAGTTCGTCGGATTAAAGGAGTATCAAAATGCCTCCAAGAATTTTTAACAACGTGTTGAGGTCTACCAAATCTTCTATTGGTTGAAACTACACCTGGCCAAACTCTTTCCAAGCTTCTAGCCATAGTTAAACGTCCATCTCCTTGGTAAAGCTGTGCCATGTTTCCTCCTTTCATTGTCATGGTACGCATTTTTTCAATTAAAAAGGCGTTAAACAAAACGGTGCATAATCCACTAGATAAAACCTGTAAACATAAATCTGTATCTTCGTTGTAACGACCACGCCATCTAAACGGTAAGGAATTATCTATACAAAGACAGGAATAAACATGATTGTTCAAATAAAAAGGTGGTTGGGTATTGGATACAGCAAAGCATGTATAGTTCATTCCTCCTATTCCAATATTTGTATAGCGATCTATAAAAGATTCACAAGCTCTAATAGCTGGAACTGAATTACAATAGATTCTTGTTTTTTTGTATTTACGCTTAACGGCACGAATATTATCATCAAAAATCCAATGTCTTCTATGTCCTTTCTTTATACTATCCTCCCAAACAAAGTTTCTAACTGGGATTCCCCCTAAACCTAAATTACTAAAAGGAGTAGTAATTAACAGAGATGGATCATATTTTTCTTTATAAAGTTTATATTCTTGCGGTTCAATAACTATTTTAAAATCTAATCCATCTTTTAAAAAGAAATCAGCAGTTAAACAGCAGTCATGTCTACCTTTTGAAATTATATAGACAGGGTATTTAGGTTGTTTCATTCTTCCTCAAAAGCAATACTTTGCATATCAGTTCTTTCTTTAAAAGGAAACCAAGTAGATTCTTTTTCCTTTTCAGCAAACGGAAGATTAATTAATTCACAGAACTGTTTTTTATCATCATAAGAATCAAATGAAACTATAAGTTTCTTAGGCTCTCCAGTGTCTCTTTCATATTCAGGCATACCAACCCACTCTTCAGCATGATTAGTATCTTTTATTTCAGAAGCAGGTCTGGTTACAAAAAGAAGGTTGGCGAGCATTTGATCGTCATAGCCCGTACCTAAGAGATCATCTTTTTCCATGATCTCTTTAAGAATATTGGATAAAGCACGATCATCAACTTCGCCTAAATGCGAAACTTCGTTATCGGCTGTTAATAACTTGGTCGCTTGAATACTACTACTAGAAATCTGTAAGCGCAAAACTGGAACAGAAGTTAATCCTAATTCCGTGGCAGCTTTAACTACTCCATGTCCAGCCAATATTGTTCCATCCTTTGCTGTAATGACATTTCGATAAATACCATTATCAGCTATTGATTTTTTTAAATGCTCAACTTGATCTGCAGGATGATTCTTATAGTTTTTTGGATGTGGTTTTAAATCAGAAATAGGCTTTTGTTCAATTTTATAGATTGAAAAAGTATCTTGATCTAATAAATTGGCTATTTCTGAATCAAAATCATCCAAGTTTGACAAACTAGATAATTCATCAAATAACTTGTCTTGATCCCATTCAGATTGTTCTGAAATTTTATTGTCAGCAATAACGTAAGCCTTTTTTTCTTGCTCTGTTAGTCCTATTACTTGACGAGTTGGTGCTTTTTCTAAGCCTAATTTTGTTGCTGCTTCATATCGACCATGTCCAGCCAAAATGGTTCTATTTTCGTCAATAATGATTGGTTGAGTAAAACCAAACTGCTTAATTGCTGCAATAAGTGCTTTAACTTGTGATTCTGGGTGCTTTTTTGAGTTTTTTGGATACGGATGTAGCTCTTTTAGATCAAATTCCCCATTCGTCACAGACACTTTTTGGGAGTTGAAAGCCAACTGGGTCATTAAACATATTTTTCGTACAACGTAAGGCTAGCTTTTCAGCGTCATTTTGGGTAATACAAATTCCTTGTACTACCCGAACAGACTTAGATCCATTAGGCCATTTTGATAAAGTTAATCCTCTGTTATTAGGATTCCAAAGATAACCAAAGGATAAATTTTGATAAGTAATTTCAAAAAATATTTCCATAAAATTAATTATCTAACTCCTTAAAATAATGAATAGTTTTATCTAATCCTTCATCTAAAGAAATCTTAGGTTCCCAACCTGTCATGGCTTTTATTGCTCTTATATCAGGATTTCTTTGTCTGGGATCATCTATTGGTAATTCTTTCTTTATAAAAGGCAATGCAGGATTTATTTTTTCAATAATTTTTTTAGCTAAATCTTCTACAGTTAATTCTTCTGGGTTTCCTATATTTAATGGTCTTTCATAAGTCGAATCCATCAAAGCTTTTAGACCACTTATCATATCTTCTACAAAACAAAAAGATCTAGTTTGTTTTCCATCACCATAAATTGTTATTGGCTGAGTTGCTAAAGATTGATTTATAAAATTACTAACTACCCTTCCATCATCTTTTAACATTCTAGGACCATAAGTATTAAATATTCTAGCAACTCTTACATCTACTTTATGGACACGATGGTAGTCATGACAAAGGGTTTCAGCGATTCTTTTTCCTTCATCATAGCAAGCTCTAGGACCAAAAGTATTTACGTTTCCTCTGTAAAATTCTGTCTGTGGACTTGTTTCAGGATCACCATAGATTTCACTTGTACTTGTAACTAATATGCGAGCTTTAACTCGTTTAGCTAAACCAAGCATATTGTAAGTACCTAAAAAACTTGTTTTAGTGGTTTTTATAGGATTCAACTGATATTGAACAGGAGAAGCAGGACAAGCTAAATGCCAAATCCGATCACATTCAAGAAGAATTGGCTCAATAACATCATGTCTAATTAATTCAAAACGAGGATGGCTAATCCATTGAGAAATATTTTCTTTTCTACCAGTAAAGAAGTTATCTAAACAAATAACATCTTCTCCTTGAATCATTAGATGATCTACAAGATTAGAGCCTAAGAAACCAGCTCCACCTGTAACTAAATGCCGCATTAAAGTATTACAATTAACAGACTAACTATAGCTGTGGTTGATAGTCCTAATAATCGTATTATAATTAATCTACATAAAGGCGACCATGCTTGATCCAAGATTTACTTACAAACATCTAACTTCACAAGAAGTAACTCGTTTTCAAAAATGGATAGAAAAAAATGAATCTGCAGACAATAGTGCTTGGATTCGTTGGGACAAAATTTTAATCCCTTCTGATGATCCAGATAAGACAAGACGAAAAGCTATAGATGCTTCAAGAATTGCATCAGCACAAAGATACGCAAAGGAATCTAGAACAGGAAAAACTAGAAGAGGCTATGGAAGCACAAAGAAACAAACTGTTGCTCAAGTAAGTAGAAAGCAGCTACAAGAACAGGAACGCAACCAAAGAACTAAATCAAAATGACTAAATCAAACAAAAAACGCTTACCTTCTATTGAATATCTAAAAAAAAGATATGAAATAGATCCTTTAACAGGCATTGGCAAATATAAAATCAATATTCCTAACGTCGGAATAAAAATAGGTGATGTAGTAAAAGGTCAATTAAAAAAAGCAAATGTAGGTCGCTACAAATATGTTTCTATAAATGGAAAAGGATATGCTTGGCATCGAATTTGCTTTGCTATTTATCATGGGATAGATCCTTATCCTTTAGATGTTGACCATCAAAATTTAAATAAATTAGATAATTCTAAAAAAAACTTATTTAAAATAACGACGGCAAAAAACAACCAAAACAAACCAATTTATAAAAATAATAAATTAGGTGTTAGTGGGATATATCAAACACAAGAAGGTAGGTTTAGAGCAGCAATATATAAAGACAGTAAGGAAATAAACTGTGGAACTTTTACGACAATAGAAGAAGCTATAGAAGCTAAAAAACTAATGGTTTACAAGCATAATTAATTGTATTATAATTAATGGGTAATCAATCTTACCCAGATGACACAACTTACAAAAGCTGACCACAAATTATTTAGAGGTACAGCTGCCGAGGTTCACTCATGGATGAGCAACAAAGAAATCCTAAAATCAATTGGATGTGACTTTGATGTAGAGAGAGTTCCACATCATTACAAAGCTACAACTTTTCCAGAAGTTCAACTTTGGCATAGGACTGACAACCATGGATTGCTAGGAGTTTTTGGATCAAGGAGACAGTGCATTCAGCCTGAAACTTTTATTCAATACTTCAAAGACTTCTGTGATGCAAGTCAAAAAGCTATCAATTTAGATGTTGTTGGTTCTCTTGATGGTGGAAAAACTTTCTACATGGCATCAAAACTTACCCATCTAGAAAAAGACAATCTTCAAGAAGTTGGAGATAAGACTGATAGCTGGTTGGTTGTTACTGATTACTACGGAGAATCAAAAGCTCCAAAAGTCATGGTTCTTTTTAACGAACTTGTTTGCACAAATGGAATGACAAAACAGGTTGGTCAAAAGTTCAAAGCTTTTTCACATTTAAAACAAATGAAATTTGGTGATGTTGCACCAGTTCTTGAAGATGCATTAATTCAATCAAGAGTTTATGCAGATGTGAAAGACAAGCTTATTGATACACCAATCTCAATGGAAACAGCAAAACAAGCTTTAAGAACTTTCTTTGTAGATCCAAAAGGTGAAACACAAAGGGTAAAACAACTAGAAGACATCTACCAAAACAAACTTATTGGTGGTGATTTAGAAACAAGAAACGGAACAGCTTGGGGTTTAATGTCTGCTGCAACACAACACAGCAGTCACAGTCGCACAGGCAATGCTGAGAAAACTTTAAGATCCCAACTAGATGGAGGCCGTGGTTATTTCAATACGAAATTTATGAGCTTTCTTGAATCACAATTTCTTGTTACCTGTTAGAAAGGTATTACAATAATAGGCACCCACAACATTGGTGCCTCTTTTTTTTCTCTTATGGCTAGACGACCTAAAGGTTCAATTCTAAGGACTCATGTTCTTCAATCAAAAGTTACTCCAGATGTTGCAATGGCATTAGAAGTAGCTGCTAAATACGAATCAACTACTGTCAGTACCAAGATTCAAGATGTTTTGGAAAAAGCATTAATAGATCAAGGCTATTTAAAAACACAGGATGGTTGATTTCGACAAAGAAAAACGAGCTTATGAAATGCTGAAATTTGTTCCCTATTCTTTCCCAGCAGAATTTGATTGGGAACTTGCCGCTCTTGGTGTTTACTCAAAAGCACAAAAAGAACGAAGCGATAAAGCAATTGAAGAGTTTGAAAAAGAACATCCTTACGAATCGAGCCCAGAGTTAACAGCCTTTAGAGAACTTGAACGTCTTGGCGTTTACACACAAAACGATTTTTATTCACCAACAAAAGCAGCTAATGAGTTTTATACAAAACGACTCAGAAAATACGAGCGAAACAGAAGAAGAGATTCTGAAAGAAGATCTATCACGCCTGTCACAAATAGATGGATACGCTCGCAGAGTCGTCTCGGTCGAACCAGATCAGAACCGACAGATTGAACTATTAAAAGAATTTGCTCAAAGAGATTTATCTTTTTCAATTGGTAATTCTTTTGCTTTTAAAATTCTTGCTAGAGCTGATGGAAGACAAGTTGGGATTCCTGATCCGATCAGCAGCGATATAGAAATTGATGTAACAGAAGACTCAATGGTATGGGGAGATGTCCTCATGTATCAATCTTGGAATCTGATCTCAGCATTACCTAAAGTGGGCAAGTCGGCCTTGGTGATGGGGATCGCAGGAGCCGTCTTAAAAGGGGAATCAACTTTTCTTGGCCTCCCTATAAGTCATAAGTTTGATCACTTAATAATTGTTGGAAATGACCAAAACTACAAACAATGGGGAAAGCTTTTTTTAAGAGAAGGTTTATGCACTAGAAATGAAAACAACAAAATAAGACTTGATCCAAGAATTGCTTTATGGGCGCAAGGAACTGGTATTCAATTAAACGAAGAAGGAATAGACAGAATCGTAAAAGAATGCAAAAAAAGACCTAACGCTTTAATTTTGATAGATACTTTGAGATCAGTTACGGCTCAAATGGGTCTGGACGAAAACAAGACAGAGATACAAGGACCAATAAGAAGAATCCAAGACGAAACGGCTGAATATGGTGTTACTGGCGTTTTCTTACATCACACCACTAAATCAGTTGGTGGTGGAAATGCTGTTATTGCTTCAAGTGGTAGTGCTGCTATTCCTGCTGCTTTTGACCAAACCATTTTAATGAATTGGTTAAAGCCATCATTAGATCAAAGCGCACAGTCCGATAAAAGGATTTCCATAAGTTGTATGGGACGAGGACTTGGGGCGATGCTAGTGGCTGAAATAGTAGATGGTTACTGGGTTTCTCATGGTGATGGTGAAGCAGCGGTTCACGCAGAGAAAATTTCTGAACTAGAAGATAATTTAATGGGGCGACAAGGAGATGCTTACGACCATGTCTGTCAATTATGGGAGAACGAAGTACACACAAGCACAACCGAGTTAGCTTCAATTTTGAATATAACCACAAGTAAAGCATTAAGAACGCTTAGAGCCTTAGAGAGAAAAGGATTAGTTAAACAAGACGGTGTTGTTGAAACTAATGAAAAAGGAAGGCCTGTTGCATTGTTTAAGCCTACTCGGGGGGATATAAATAGTAGGTGTTTTAATACTTTTAATGATTTTAATGAGAATAAAACCATTAAAGACATTAAAACCCCCAGTTTTCCTATTCCCCCGAAGGTCACCATTCCTGCTTTGACAAAAGTAGAAAGAACAATGTCTGACGGTTCATGGCAAAGAGGTTGGTTCGTGCGAGATGGTTCCGACCCACACGCAATAACTATTGAAAGACTTGGTAATCAAAATTTAAGAATAAAAAATATGAGATGGGACGTTGATGTAAGAGAAGTAAAACAGGAGGAAGACTAATGGCCAATGTAAGCTGGGGTCCTTTGAAAGCTTTAATAGCTAATGGCGAGATTCGTTATCCCACAACTTGCCATTACTGTTCAAAGCACATGTATTTATCTGTAGACGATGCGTTAAAAGTTGCCAAGTTAATGTCAGATAAAGGGACTAAAAATGCACAAGTTTATAAATGCAAAAAGCATCCAGATCAAGGATGGCATCTAACATCTGGCTACTAATTAATTTTAGAAGATGGTTTACAAGTACTATTAATTGTATTATGATTAATTTAATTAAAACAAAACAATGACTTGCCCTATCACTCACGATCTAAATCAACACAATCTTCAGCTTGAAAAACAAGCAAAAGAAGAAAGGTACAATGAAGAAAATCCTAGATATTTTTGGATCATAAAAGCTTATCGAGATGCTTACAGCTACGAAACACAAGGATTGCCTTATTTAAAATGGGAAGAATATGCTGATACTGAGGAATCTAGAGATGAGCTTATAGCTGATGCAAGAAAATCAAATCTAAGATGTGCCGTTATAAAAAGAATAGATATGAGGACTTATGCTTGATCCTTTACCTATTCTTTTTGAAGAAGAATCACATCGTTATCTTTGGGAACCTACTCAGACTTGGATGACAGATTCAGTTACTAGCGTAACTGGATTTGATATGCCAGAGAAAAAACGATTAGCAATAGAAGCACATAAGCATAAGTGGGCTCCCCGAGGCATCGCAGTTCATTCTGCTTTAGAAAGATTTTTTTGCACTATGGATTTCTGCAAAGACGACTCTAAAAACAAACCAAGAAAGGAATATTTTATAGATGAATATCCAGAATATGCAAAATGGATAGAGCCTTTATTAGACCATCCATTTATTCGTGATCATTTTGAGCCAATTGCAGTTGAATATCGAGTCTGTGATTTAAAGAACACTATCGGTGGAACGCTTGACGCTCTAGGCGTTGATAAAAGAACTGGGAATAAAGTGTTAATAGATCTAAAAACACAAAGCTCAGCAAGAGCTAACACCTACAGCACCGATCAGCAATTAGGTGCCTATCTTTCAATGCTTGTAGATCACCATGCCATGAAGATTGATGAATGTAGAACTGTTTGGAGTAGACCTGAAAAAACTTATGTAGGTGAAATCCAAGACCCTGACCAATGCTTAGAAGCTTGGGTTGATAAATTGGATCTTTTTAAAATGACTAAAGAAGCTTTCTAATGTATCCAGAGTCAGTTGTTTTTCTAATTCCAAAATCAGAGCTTAAGCCTGATGAATTAAAGCTTTATAGAAAGTTATACAAGTCACAAGATATATCTTTAATGCTAAAACATGATCGTAAAATTATTGAATTGTTTTGGAAGATTAGTCTAGTAGGTGAAATCTTAGAGGTTCTAGATGATGGAAAAGAAAAAGTAGAAAAACAATTAGAACTTAGTGGTTTACAGTCTTAATTAATTGTATTATAATTAATATGTCCAAAACAAATTGGCTTCATGCACAACACACAAACAAAACCAGCCTTTGACTTCCATCAGGAAATGGTTAATTGGGGACAAGACATCCAAAGGCAAACTGATTCTTTTTTAGAAGAAGTTGAAAAGGGATATGCTTCTGAAGCAGCAGATTATCTTAGAAAATTTCAAGAACAAAACGAAAAACATTTTAAACTTCCTTTATCTGAAAAACAGAAAACTGTTCTTAAAGAAGCTTATTCAACTCTTTGCCAGATTGATGGTCACATGGGTACTCAAACAGGAACAGACGGATGGGAACAATGAACACCGATCTTAAAAAACTTAGACTTGATGCTTTAGTCAAAGGACAAGAAGCTGAGGACCTAAGAAAAAAATGGATGGCATTAACCAATGACGATCCAATTGAACATGATCTTGCTTTAAGTAGATATGTAAAGTCTAAAGGTCAATATTTAGACTTAATACAACAACTTAAGGAGGTTCAAGGATAATGACCGAGGAAGAATACGGGATCAAACGTGCAGCACTTGATCAAGAGTTTATGGAACAAAAATGCACCGACGAATATTACTTAAGAGAATCTGCAAGCTTAGATGCTAAAAGATTCGAATCAATGCGTAGAAAAAGAAAGCTCTTAAAATAAAAAAGCCAAGTAACGGTCTGCTTGGCAATTGCAAAGCCCATGGGGCGAGAAGTAGTTCACCTCGCCTTTTTATTGTATTACAATAGATTACTTTACCTGCGTTGGGGTGCAAAGTTTCTATTAATTGTATTATAATTAATAGGTAAACAAATGGATCTCAAATGACCCAATCTACAAACCAACAATTCGACCTTACAAAAAAGGGAGATTTGAAAACTACAAAAAACAATGTGGATCTTTTAAATCTCAAAATTAAGGAACTTGAAAATCGTTGGAACTCACTTATCTGGATTGATTCAAACACAGCTTTAAAACAACCAGCCATGTGTGATTAACAATTAGCCCTACGGGGCTTTTTTTTTGTTTACAGCCATCATTAATTGTATTATAATTAATATATCCAAAACATTTTCTATGAAAAATCCTACAACAGTTGATCAATGTAATGAGCTTATTGCTCAATGCAAAGAACAAATAAATACAGCCGAGGAATCTTACCTTTTCTCAATGGCTTCTGGAAATATGGATGAGGTAAAAACCTCTAAACAAATTATTTCTCTCTATAGAAAACGTGTTGGATCTCTTGTAAAAACAAAACTTGCTTTATTAAAATGAAAAACTTTTTCTGTTTCTTTTCTTTCACAGCTGTTTTTTATATAGCAATTAGTTCTTCTTTTGACTCAATGACCAAACAAGATTGCAAAATGGGTATACAAGCCGCTTGTGATCAACTTGTCATTAGTAAGAATTAGAGCTTACGGAATACCTGCTCCACAAGGTAGTAAAAAACATATTGGTAAAGGAATTTTAATTGAATCAAGTAAAAGAGTTAAGCCTTGGCGAGAAGAAGTATTAAGGGCAACTCTGGACAGCTCTACATATTCAGGGCAAATTGTTTCTAAGGCCTGCTCTCTTTATCTTGAGTTTTTGATCCCCAGACCCAAGAGCCACTTCGGGACAGGCCGCAATAGAGGAAGGTTGAAGCCTTCAGCACCACAATATTGCACTAGCAATAGAAATGGAGACTTAGATAAACTATGCCGTAGCACTATAGACGGACTTTCTGTTACTTCTGGTGGTGTATTGATTGAAGATGATTCTTTGGTTGTACAAATAACATCTAGTAAAAGATATTGTTTGGATAAGGAATTAGCTGGGGCGTTGATAGTGCTTAATTATCCTACTATTTTTCCTATAAGTACTAATTTAGAAAACTATGTCAAAAGAAGATGGAGGGAAACACCAAAACATCTTTCAGTTGTTCGCTAATTTAATAGGTTCTTTATTTACTTATAAATCTCCTAATCCTTTTGATAATGAATTTGATCCTCGCTATTTAAAGTTTCATACAAATAGAACATTGATGGTTCTTGCTCAAACAAAAAGTCACTTAAGTAAAAAGAAATTAATAGACAGAATTATACTAATAAGAGGTGACAGCTATTAAGCTAATTGGTATAATAGTTGGGTACATAATTTTCTTATGGAGAACGAATTAACTGGATTATCGCCAACAATTAAAGGCAATGATTCAAACCCAAAACTAGCCAAATCACTAAGTCAGTTTCAAGCTAAGCATTGCAATGCAGCTAAAGATGGAAGAGGAAACTTTGGTTCCTATGTCACTTTGACTGAATGCGAACTAGCGGTTTCACCTGCAACCGAATTTGGTTTAAGTCATACATTTCTTATGAGAGGTATCTCGGAAACTATGGCTTATGTCGGCATTAAATTAATGCACGAAAGCGGTGAGTATGAATTTAGCGAACTGCCTATTTTCTTTAACAAAGGAAGGAATCCTTATCACGAAATGGGTTCTGGAGTTACTTATGTTAGAAGGTATTTATTATTAGCTGTTTATGGTTTAGGCCAAGCTGATGATGAAGCTGATACTTTTAGCAGAGATGCAAAAGATAACACAGGTAATGAAAAATCTATTTCTAAAAGCAAGGCTCCTTCAGGGAAAACTAAATTGACTGAAACTCAATTTAAAAAATTGCGAACAGATCTAAAGAATCATCAAAACAAAGACAAAATACTAGGAGACTTTAAAAAGAAATTTGTTCCTTCCGTTAGCTTGGTCACCACCGATCACATCGAGTTTGTTGAACATGAACAATTCATCAGAAGCAAAATGTGACTACGAAAATTATCGTGTTCAGGCAAAGCTTGAGCATAAATTATTTTCTAAGTACTACGCTTACTGCCGCAAACACAATCTGAACAGAAGTTCAGCATTAAAAAAACTACTTTCTACTCACCCTGATTTAAAATGACCAATTCATCTGGAAACAATTATCCCGATCCTAAATTTTCTCTTTGGTTTAACTGTCAACGAGAAGATGGACAAGACAAGTACTGGGCTGTATCTGAGATACCAATTGATCAAATTGTAAAACTACATGAGTTTGCAATGGATTCTGAAAATACTGTTGAAGGTTACAACGGTACTTTATCTGTAAAAATCAGAGCAAAGATGATGCCAGCACAAGCTAAGTCTGGTAACAATTACATGAAGATGGTTATTAGTGACTATCAGCCAAAGCCTGAAACAGAGGCTTTCTAATGACAACTAAAAAAAGAAAGCACTCAATGGATCCTTCATTACAAAACTATGGTCCTAATGCTCAAAAGTTTAAAGAACTTTTAGAAATTGGATTTGAAGTGATGTCTTATGAAATGCCTTTTTCATTGGAAGAATATGGTGCTGGAAAATTTCAACTAGATGGTCAGATTGGTTTTGGTTTATGTCAATTAAGTTTTGAAGTTCACGACAAGCAAACTTGTGAGGAAACAAGATTAGTTTGTTTTGAGAAAGGTATCTACTTTGATACTGGTGCAATTCTTCCTTTTGGCATTGCTCCAAAAGATCCACCTGAAGGTTATCACTACAGAGAACAAAGCCCAGAAAATTTAGCCATTATGATCTTTGCTTCTATTGTTACTCGTAGGCCATGCCGACCTGAAGGCTGTGGCTGTCAGAGCAAACATGAGATGCACGTTTTAGGTGAGATGGAAGATTAGCTTTTTGCCATTTTTCTAATCTATCTTGTTGCTTTTTTATTTCTAAGCAATGAGGACAAGAACATAAATTTTGATTCATTTTCTTTTAAAGACTAAGTCCCAAACAGACTTAGTTTTTTTTTGCTCAATTTCTTTCAGACCTTTTTCTAAAGCAAGTTCTTGCAATTCATCTAACTGTGCTTCTAATTGACCAATCTTTTGAATTGATTTTTTTATTACTTGAGATTGATACCAGTTTTGCCTAATTAAAGCAGCACTTAATTGACGAATAACTTCAACATCAGTTTGATTAAAAAGTTCTCTAGTTTCTTTTTCTAGTGCAAGTTCTTGCTCTAGTGTTGGTTCGATTATTAGCCAGTCAACAGATCCCACTTTAAGAAGAATAGATAGATCTTCCATTTACCTCTTGCTTTGGGGCAGACACATGGTCTATTTCTAAATTGTGCCTGTTTTTGTACTTTTGTGCCAAACCTGTAAAAAGTGCATGCTGTGGATGTTCAGGATTATTCCTTCCATCTTCTAAATACCAAATATTTAATAGCTTTACTCTTCTTTCATCTTCCAATCTCCATTCAGTTTGGTAAGTCATTTTAAAACCATTTTTTATTCCTTGGTGGATGATAGCCAGCAACGAGCTTTTCTAGTTCATTTATTCGTTTAAACAATTCTCTAGTATCTCTATCTCTTCTTGTACTCATATTACTAATACCCATAACCAAAACAGAAGCACCTGCACCAATAACAGCAGCAGTAATTTCAGGCATTTACATTAGGCCAAGTTCCTTGCTGTATCTTAATCCATGCCTTTTGTGCTTCTACAAGATCAGGCTGTGATATATCTGGATCATTAATGATGCTCCATAACTCAATTCTTTTATTAATAGATTCAACGGTTATTCCATGAGACTTGGCTATTACTTCTTTCTGCTCTTGTGATAAGAACTTCATTACTTTTTTACCATTTGTGTCTAATGTAGGCATGTTTACTTGTTTTTCTATGGAAGCCAAGGAAAAAGTTAAAAACCAAGCCAAGGCAGAAGAAATTAAAAAAGTTTTAGATGATGATGACAAGCCTGAGTATCAAGAAAAAATTGTCTTTCTGACTTCTACAATTTTTCAGTCAATTATTGTCACTTGGTGTTTGCTAGTCCTGAGCATGGGATACATTAAGCTTCCAACAAGGATGTTTGGAATGGATATTCCAGACCAGCCAAGGATTGATA